TACGGTGTCGGTTATGATATTCATTCGGCACCCTGACGAACCTATGAATATCATAAGCGACACCACAATCAGGGTGTCAGTCAGGGTGTAAGTTGTTAATGAAACTTACTTAACTTGGCCGCCGATTTTACCGGCGAATTCTTTGGCAAGCTTTTTAAAGTCTTTGCCGTGTACTTCTTTAGAATAAGCTCTAACGAATTCTCCATTTTCCTTATAAACTGAAGCTTCATCTTCGTTAGTTTCTTCTTCCTCAGTTTCCTCTTTGGAATTCTCAGGAGCTTCAACAATAGCGTCTTTTGGAATAACAATCGTTTCACCGACCTTTACTCCTTGCTCTGCTAACTCAGGATTAGTGTTCAAATCTTCCTCGGTAACTACATGCTCGATGTCGTTCTCAGAAGTTTCAACGCTCTTTATTACATCTGACTTCTTTGAAGCAGACTTAGATTTAGCTGGAGCTGTTGTTTTTGCCTTTGGCATAAAATTATTTTTTCTTAGCTTTTTTATTATTTTTTTCGACCTTTAATTCTTCTTTAAGCTTTCCTGAGAAAGCAAAGACTAAACCGTCAACAAAATGTAAGAACGAATTGACCGCATTTTCATCATTGCTATAATCAAGAACTTTCTTAACTAAATCTATCTTCTCTCCGTCGTGGCCCTTAATCTGAGCCGGGATAAACTTACCTTTATAAAAAGCAAATAACTGATCAGTCTTAACATCACCAGCAACGATAAAGACTCCGTCTCCGAAGTTTGAAATATCAGCTAAAGCAACAGTTAAAGCTGTCTTCTCAATCTGAGTCTTGGTAATTGGTTCCTTTGGCTGTTCTTTGGTTTTTACTTGTTTATTTTTTTTCATAAATCATTATTGTTATCGCTTTCGGCAGACTCTAAGAACTTTTCAGTGGACTTAATAGTCGTCTTGGCGTTTTCGAAGTATCTTATAAACCCTTCACACCAAGAGCGACGCTCGAAGAGAAATAATCTTTCTACTTCTCCCAACTCTCTTTTAGTAATCAGGGTGTTATTAATGCCCTCTATTTCAATTCTGAATCTTTCAAGGAATATCTTTAATCCGTCATGTCCGGATAAATTATCTGCTAATAAAGCTTTCTTTAAGCCTTTCTCTAAACCGATAATCTTAGCTTGGGCGTCAGGGTTATACCTTGCTAAGTGATTTTCCTTAAAGTCATCTAATCTTTTTATAATATCTGACATATTACTGGCTTAAAGCTTTACTGGCTTGCTGTCCGACTGAATTACCAAATCCTGGCATACCTGGAACTACTGAAGGGTCAGGAGCTGTTTGTTCAGGCTGGACCGGCAAAGAAGGTTGCTCTCCTCCTGGAACTGAAACAGGATTATTTACTCCCGGCATTCCTGGTAACATCATAGCGGCTGAAGGGTCAGCAGTAGCTTTAATTTCAGCTATCATTCTTGCTGCTTGACGGCCGGTATTTTCAATAGCAACTTGTACATGGTCGTTAGCGTAAGTCATTAAAGAATCGAACTGTTTATCATCTACATCATTATCCATAGCAAAGTCGATAATTCTCTGAATGAAAGCGGTGTTAGCTCCTCGATATTTCTTAGGATTATTTCCTCGCATTAATTCCTTAATTGCCAAAGAAGCCTCGGCAAGAATATCTTTATTTCCGTAGTTATCAAGGTCCATAGCGCTGCGAATTTCTTCATCAGAATAATCACCGGTACGAAGAACTTCTTCAGCTAGCCATTTAGGATTAACAAGCTTGGAAAGATTAGGGTTATTTTTAAACTCAGCTAAAGCTTGCTGTCTCTTTACCTTCTTAGCTTCATCAGCCTTTATTTCGGCGCTAGTGCTAATAACTTCAATATCGAAGTCTCGATAAGGTTTCATGTCGTCACGCTTTACCTGGTGCCATTCCACGCCTTGAGAGCCAAGTATTTTAACGGACTCTTCTTCAGTGATATTCTCTTCTGCACCAAAAAGCCAGCGCTTGCCTAAATCGACATAGCACTCTGAATAATAGTTATTGATTAAGCCAAGGCGGTCAGCTACTTGCTGAAGGTTGCCATAATAGACGCCTACAAGCTTCTCAGTTGAAGCTCCTTGTGCGTCTGGAGTAATACCGGTCTTACGGCCGATAAAGTTATCAAAAAATTCTACTAAGTTTATAGTAACGGTTGAAGTATCAGGAGTTTTAAATTCATAGATTCCCTTCTCAAGGTCTGCCCCGGTGACAAAGTTAGCAGGAAGCCAACGGTCAGGAAGGTATTGAAGCATTTCTGGATCATCAAAAAGATTAGGGTCATAAGCTCTCATTGGTTTATTACGGCGGTTAACGTTAGTCATCATGCCGTTAATCATGATTCTCATTGCTTCGTGAATAGGATAAACGTCATCGCAAGGAGACTTTGACATGAAGTTAAACTCGTCTTCGTGAGTATGCCAAGCAGCATAAGGGGATATTTCCCTTTTATTGATTTTCTTTAAATAGTCAGCTCTAATCCAGGTTGCAGATTTACGGTCAAAAAGGACATAGTATTCTTTGCCCTGATGAGTCATTACAAGCTCAACAAGATTATAAAGATTTTCTCCAACGTAATTATGAGTTAGAGAATCGAGCTTCATTGAAACAAAGCGATTGTTTTTATTGCGATATTCCTCGTCAACTTTCTTATGGTCGTCTTCATTGTATGCGCCTTTCAGTTTAGCTACCTGTTCAGCGTCATAAATACCGGAACTAACTCCAGCTTCAAGGTCATAGTCTGATTTAAAGATATCCTTCTCACCTTTAAACAAATGATTATCAAGGTCAGCTCCTCCATTTGGTTCAAAAATAAAAGAATAATAATCAATTACGCTAAGAACTGATTTATAATGAGGTTCGCTTTCAGCATAACACTTAAAAGGAACGTAACCAGCAAAACAGGCCAGCTTCTTGCCGGCCCTATCTTTTCTTGCCCACTTCCCACGAGAAGGTGAGCTATCTTTCTTCCATTGCGCTGTAACTATTTTTGATTTCTTATAATCTGCTTCATCGTTATAACCAAAACGAATCTCAGGAGCGTCATCTACCTTTGACATTAAAGTATCTACAAATCCTCCAAGGATAGGAATAGGAACATTAAACTCACCAGGAAGCGGCTTATCAACGTTATTGTTATAAGCTCTTTCGTACTTCTTGATTTCATTAAAGCGAGGTTGAGCGAACTTTTCCCAAGCGTCCACCTGCTTTACTGCTATCTCTGTTATTTTGTCGGCAAGTTTGTTGTCAAGCATAAAAAAACGGCAATACAAAAAAATGTTTCGCCGTTTATTTATTTAATTACTTTTATGATAGCACTTTTTAAAAAGTAGCGCAAGAGTTTTTATCCACCATATTCAGAGACTGGTTTATAACTTGAAAGCGAAGAAGATTTTTTCTTTGGTAAAGGTTTCTCTGCTACCTGGGGTTGATAAGCGCAGGCGTCAATAATATCATCGTGAATCCCTTTTGGGAAAGTTAAAGCTTCAGCAAAGAATCCGTCTGTCTTATCTCCACATTCTCCTTCAATAAGATTAATCGAGTGAGATGAAGCATAAGGAATAAGGCCTCTGATTCTAACTTCTTTCTGTATCTGATTATGCTTAACAAGAACTATCGGTAAGAACTTCCCTCGCTTGCGCATTTCTGAATCAATAAAAGGTTTAAGGCCAACGGTAAAAGCTGTCTCTTCAATACAAATCTTTTCAAACTTTCTAAGTTCTTGAATATGAAATAAATAATCTACAAAGTCGTCCGGAGTAATTTTAATTCGATAAGCTGCCCAATTCCATTTATTATCTATTGTGACATAATTCTCACAAAAGCCGCAGAAATCAGCCGCTTCCTTCTGACTATAAGCTGTATCGACTGTAAGGAATTTTCTAGTGTCCATTCTATCCACTTCTGCCCGGGTAATTTTACCAAACCATTCTTCTTTAAATTCTTGATTAGCGGTCGCTACTGGCTCCTGCTGATAAAGACACTGCCAATTATAAACGCCCTGAGCTCTTTTAATTATCTCCATATCTTCAAGGCTATATCTAGCGGGCCATAAAGTCTCTCCCTTCTTACGGAACTTATCATCTTCAATCGCTATCGCCGGGAACTTAATAACCTTGGTCATTTTAGAAAATTCAGGATCAGCAAGAATACGTCCAGCAAGGTCGTCTAAATGCCAGCGGGTAAGAATAAGAATAAAATATCCTCCAGGGTGAAGACGAGTAAAGGCGGTAGTTTTAAACCAGTTCCAATGCTTCTCTCTCATAACAGCCGACTCAGCTTCTTCAGCATTTTTGATAGGGTCGTCAGTAATGAAAAAGTCAGCCCCCTTACCAGTCGCAGCGCCGCCTATACCGACGGCAGTATAAGAGCCTTTATAATTAGTCTTCCAGCGAGATTTATCCTTAGAATCGGCTTTTAAGGTCACCTCAGGGAATACTGCGTGATAGACAGCGCTATTAACAAGGTCTCTAGTTTTTTCACCGAAGTCCATAGCCAAGTCAGAAGAATAAGAAGCAACGATAATTTCTCGGTCCGGTTTCTTTCCTAAAGCATATCCGGGAAAGTTTATAGTAGCTTCCTCTGATTTGCCATGGCGGGGCGGAACACAAAGAATCAAAATCTTCCAAGTCGCCTCTCCACGCTCAGCAGACTCAAGCTCCTTAGCTATTTCTTCATGGTGCCAGTTAGGTTTATATTTAGGATTAGTTATGATCGAAAAATCAATCAAGCTATACCTACCTAGTTGGCAAAGTTGTTTTATTTCTTCGGGTGAATAACTCATCTAATTGATTATTATTTAAAAGATTATCAGGGCGCTCAGTAGCTCTGCCCTCTAAAAGCTCTACAAGCTTAGTAGTCTTTTCAAAGGTGTCTACCATATCCTTATATTTTTCTAAACTTAAAGCTCTGTCGCACCTATTTAAAATTTCATTTATCTGCGCTTCTTGAATTTTTTTAAGCTTCTCTAAAATGCTTAAAGAAGCCTGTTTAAAAGCTTCTGTATTAGTTACTTTAGAAGGTGTATTAGCGGTATTTGGCGAATATCCAGCTTTTATTAAAGCTTTTGTGATATTCCCACCATTTCCCACCATTTCACTAACCACTTTTTCGGCCTTTAATTTTTTAGAAACTGGAACAGGTTTTTTCTTTTTAACGACTATTTTTGTTCCCTTGTTTAGCTTTATCATATTTGATATTTTTTCCGTCGTTGTCAGGAGCGACTATTTTAAAATTCTTCTGAAGGTACATAAGGTCATCGATAATATGCTCAGGAATAATTTTTTCTTCTTGCCTACAAAGACTCAAGACTGTTGCTAGAGTTCCGAAGTAGTCCTGGCTCTTAATATGAAATTTTAAGCTTTTGAATTTGTCAGACATATTATTTTTTATTTTTATTCCAATCAGCTCGGCTGATATGATTATTAATTCTTTTTACTTTAACGTTCACTAATCCAAGTTTAACATCACAATCATCAAAAGCAATATCTACCGGAATACTTCCCTTTCGTGGAAACTCATCAGCCTTTAAACCAAGCTTCTCAGCCCACGTTTTAGCCCAGTCTACGCCGCTACCACTCCAAATTATCATATAATGACCCTGAGCTTGAAACCACCTGTAAAGGGCTATTGTGTCGTAATTAGGAACGTCTTTAGCATACCCGGCTACTGAAGGAATTATTAAAGTGTCGTCTACATCAAAAGCAATTTTTAACATAATAATTAAACATCAGTCCAACATTCTATTTTACCAAAAGTGTGAGAATTTCTATCTACTTCTGAATCATCTACTGATAAATGGCTTAAATCACACATTGTTTTATAAAAAGTATTTTTTGGATTCATTCCTGTATTATGTTCGTAATCATCACCGACTAAATGCTCATAATAATCTAAAACAGATTTTAAAGTTGGGAAAAACATCACTGGAAACATCATAGCACCGTCACTATCTTCAAAATGAGTATCTCCAGTTAAAACTTCGTCGCAATTAGGTGACTTACATTTTATCTCTTTTTTCATATTTATTGATATAAATTTTATTAAACTAATATGAGCCGCCTACCGGATTCGAACCGGCACACCTACCCGTACGTATCGGGCTTGCTCTAACCCTTAAGCTAAGACGGCTCAGGGTAATCTACCCACCTTCAGCTCGTAATGAGCTAAAGGGGAATCTCACAATTCGGTCGCTGGGAAAGGGGTAACAGCGGGCCGAAGGCGGATAGACTATCATGTTTTGTTGTTATCGTGCGAAAACTTTAGTAAAGATAAACTTCCATAGACGTTTAGGAATATACCAAGGCTTACAGGCATACATTTCCTTAATAGTCTCAAGGCGCTTACTTCTTGTTTCCCTGCGGATTTTTTTTGCTACTTTTTGATTCATATTTTTATTAATTCTCCCCGCCCCGTTAAAAATAACGGCGAAGTAAAATTTTTAGGAGGCGGAGACAATAAACAAATTTTGCTTACTCTCTGTTTAATTTTTGCCTATTTAGAGTTGCTAATCCGCATTTCTGACACAACTTCCTTTCTTTTTCGTCTAAATAGACAAGCTCTCCACCCCTGATCATTTCCTTGCCTTCTTCACAAAGAACAGTTTTAGGAGAAACTACAACCCTCATAGCTACTTCTTAGCTTTCTGACGGTACCCTTTGAAAGCCTCCACTTCTCGGCCATTTACAATTTTCTTTTCGTCAATATATTCAACTTTCAAAAAGTTTTCTAAAGCTTTAATCCTCGTATTAAAATAATCATTATTTTTATCAACTATGTCTTTAAAATTTGGTAATATACCCTTTTTAGAACATAACGGCTTATCAGCTATAAAAGCTAAAGCCACTTCAAGATATTCTCCATTACTACCCTCACCAAACAATCTCTGCTCCAACTTTTTTAATCTACTCCAAGTTTCCAAATTTTCATCTTCAACCTCATTCAATTTAAAATACAAAAGAACAAAGATAGAAGCATTAATTAGAATCAATAGAATTAAGAACAATAACATAGTTTTTTGCCCTTCTCCGTACGAGGCCGAAGATAGGGTATTAAAATTAATTTTTAAGGGAAAGCCGGATATAGCGCCGGCTGTCGCTTTAGTTAAAGAGATGTCTTAGAATCATTGATAATGAAGCATTACTTTTAATTCTTTCGATTCTCTCCAGGAGCTCAATCACCTCACGAAGCGTTAAGTTTTTAAAGATGAGGTGCCAAGCGTCATGCTTGTAAGCGTCGAGCGAAATTCTGTTTGAGCCTATATCTTCTCCTCCTCTATTTTTAGGAGTTAGATGATGTGTATCTTGCCAACCGGCTTTACGCTTAAACTGATGTACGCTGCGCTTTTCTCTGAATGGATAGCTGTAATCTTTCATAACTCCTCCAATTTTTAAATGAACTACTTTCAGGGCTAATATAGTCAGGGATTTGACTATAATTGTTTTAGCCTCTCAAGTACGTCCGCAGAGGTATGTCCGTCAAATTCAGGGGCTTGGTCAAGAGTCTCAACAAAATCTGTTTCCTCCCAACGAGATAGCGGTAAATGATAGGTTATTTGTTTTCCTGGTTCTTTATTTATTCCGAGGATAAACCACCCCTCCCAAACGCTACCGTCTCCATTAATTTTGCTTTTCCAGGGTCTTGGTAAAGTTAATTCGCTACTTTCGTCAGTTTTTTTAAACATTCTCTCAGATAAAGAATTAGTGTTTAAAAGACGGCACAAAGCAATAAACAAAGTTATCCGGTGATCGTACAATTCTTCAAAGGTGTGATAGTTATCTGAAGCAGTTATATTTTCATTAGTAATTTGGCTAGTGATTAAAACATTATCCTCAAGAGTTGCCGAATTCTTTTGCTGCCTAACAAACAAATCTCTCCCACTAATTTTTATAATTTCTGACATAAAGGTTAATCTAATTTAACAGAACAGCGGACAATTTTTTCCTCCGGAGTTTTAATCTCTCGAGCATTTCCTCGTGATTGAACAACGGCGCAAATTTCTCCGCTCTCTTTTTTAACAATGGCCCACATTTTAGATGTCTTTTTTGACATATGTTTTATAGTTAGTCAGGGTTAGCCCCCTGTTTATTTTAATTTCAATAAAGTTCTTAAATCTTCAAGGTGTTTAGATTGTGCTTCTAGCATTCCTTGAGCTTTTGATTCGCTGGGTACTTCAACGCCAATTTTTTTACCAACTAAAGTAAAGGCCTGAATTAATTCCCTTGTTATTGATGTAGGCAATACCATTGACGGAGGCATACAATCAGAAGGATCACATCTTTTAATAACAGTCTCCCCATTTTCAAAATACATGACTTCAATTTGCCTATTATCCAACACACGATAAATATATATCTCGTCATCGATAGTCGCCGGCTTTTGTCTAATTTCTACTTTAAACTCTTCTTGAATCATAAATTTAAAATTAATCTTTAAAACTTATTGCCTTTTCTCTTTTTGTATAATTAAATTTCTCTCCGCAATGTTCACACTTTTGATTTCTGTATCTGTCGTAATGCTTCATCGGGTCGTAATAGATAAAAAATGTTCCGCCGCAATTTTGACATCTAACCATTAACTTATGAGCTAAGGTCTCCGGCTTCATTCCTGGTCTTCCTCCGGTCATTGAATAATCTTTGCTGCGGTGCTTAACTCTCAATTTACCCTGACAGCACAAACAAACAGTTATTAATTCCTTCGGGTCGTCTTTGATATAGTTTCTGTCCTGGCGATTTTTTACATTCGGATTATAGACGACGATATCCTTGTTATATTTTTTAAAGTGATCTTCAC